GCGCACATCCTTCGGCGAACCGGCCGCCGGGCCGAAAAGCGCCGGCAGCGGTAGCCACGGCTCGCACGAGATGAATCCGGTCACGCAACCCTCGCACACGGTCACGTCTAAGGCGAAGGACTGGAAGCTCCGCAACAACAACAACAACAACAACGCGTGCGAACGATCTTTGGACGAGCCCGCTGGAACCCTGTTCTTCGGGCACCGGTCGAACTGGGCCGGGTGGGTGCAGGAACGCCCGGCCACAACCGTCCTGGGTGACCCGCGGATCGGCAGGCCGGGCCACAAGGGACGGGAAGCCGGCGGGGAGTCGCATTACGCCGTGGACTCCGTGCGGATCACCGTCCAGGAGGCTGCGGTACTCCAGTCATTCAGGCCGGACTATCCGTGGCAGGGAAGTAAAACAAAGCAGTTCGAGGCAGTTGGAAACGCCATTCCACCTCTGCTGGCCGAGCACATTATCGCCATGGCGGCCGGGATTCAGCGGTCGGAGGTGGCCGCATGAGACCCACCACAGACGCCGAGTTCGAGACAGGACGCCGCTTCCCGTATGTCCCTCCCGCTGCTGAGTATTTGCCTGAACCAGAACCAGGCGCCGGCGACGAGCAGGCCGCGGCGAGGGTGCGGGCTGACACGGAAGCCAGGCGTGCGGGGGATCACTGGGCAAACGCAGCAACGACGAAGAGGACACCCCACGGTCTCAAAGACTGGGCGTGGGTGGGGCTCAGGTGGCTGACGTGATCAGTCGAGACTTTCGCCCGGGTGGTCACGGAGCCAGTCCTTGTACGCCTGCCGGTAGCGGCGCGCCTGCTCGGCGGTCTTGCCCAGGCTCCTGCCGATGTCCTCAAGGCTGTCACCCTGCTCAACCTGCCTCACCACGGCGCGGCCGAGGCGCGCGCGGGCACGGAAGCGCATCAGCAGAGCGTCTTCCTCAGTCTGCTGGTACTGGCGCTGAGCTTCGAGCAGCTGCGGCATGTCCCTCGGCACTCCTTCATGATGCCACGTCACGTTCTCACGTCATCATGCCCCATCCTTTAGGCATTATCAAGTGTTTGCGTGTTCACGTGTACATGTGTAGGGTTGTGCTGTCCTAGTGAACAACGGCAGCACCCGTAACAGAGGGGGGTCCGGACAGTGGCATCGAAGCCAATCCCGACGATGTACAGCGGGGTCCGGTTCCGGTCGCGGCTTGAAGCCAGATGGGCCAAGTTCTGGGACGGCCTGAACATCAAGTGGGAGTACGAGACTCAGGGTTTCCTGACGGACGGCCAGCCCTACCTGCCCGACTTCGTGATCTGGCCCGCGGGCGGCACCGTGTGGGCCGAGATCAAATCCGGCTGGAAAGCCGACCCCGGCGGCGTGGCCAAGTGGCAGCGGTTCGCTGTTCAGCGACCCCAGCCGTCCCGGGCCATCCTGATTGCCGGCGCCCCGTCCATCCACAACAGCCCGCTCGTCATCGGCGGTGACTGGAACGCCACTGAACCGGTCAGAGGGCCGTGGGAGGACGACGCCCAGGAGTGGCGCCCGTGCCCGTCCGGCCATCACTTCGGGCTCGCCTATCCGGGCACGTTCGGGGCGAAGTTCGCGGAGGACGGCTGCGAGGACCACTTCGGCGGTGACGGGGAACAGCGCATAGCCGACGCCTGCACCGCGGCGCTGTCCGCCCGTTTCGGCACCCACGAGTCCCCGTCGAGCGGAACGGCCGCCTAGGTGCCCACGGTAGACATCTACATCCAGTTGTCGGTGAACTTCGCCGGCAATCCCAAGGTGCGCGCGCTGAAGCGCTTCCGCCGTGACGCCCGCGCTGTGCGCGACCTCTATGTGCAAATGCTCCTGTACTGCAAGGGCCAGCGCTCTGATGGCTTTGTCCCAGAGGACGAGGTTGGCCTGCTGGTTTTCCCCGACCCAGAGTCGGCCGGGCAGCGTGACGCGAAGAGGCTGGCCGAGGTTGGGCTTGTCGAGATTGTCCCCGGGGGCTACCGGGTGACCGGCTGGCTTGAGCGGAACGCCAGCCGGGCCGACATCGAGCAGAAGTCGCAGGCCAAGGCCCGCGGTGCCCGGCTGGCCAATCACCGCCGCTGGCACGTCGAGATGGCGAACCCGGATCCCAAATGCGAATGGTGTCTGACTACTGATCAGACTACTGATCAGACTACTGATCGAGATAGAGATAAGAAGTCTGATCAGAGGTCTGATCGAGGCTCCGACACGGAGCGAGTCGGTGGTGCGAAACGGTCTGACTCCAAAGAGGAAGAGGAAGAGGAAGAGGAAGAGGAAGAGGAAGAGACAGAGGAAGAGAAAAGAAAACCTCTTGGCCGGCAGGAGCCGGCCGGTGCGCGCATCGAACCCGGTTCCGATGACGATCCGGACTTCTGCGCGTTCTGGGATGTCTACCCACGCCGCGTCGCCAAGGGCCATGCCCGGAAAGCCTGGAAGACTGCCACGGTCAAAGGGCAGGCCGACCCCAAGGTGATCATCCTGGGCGCCGAGTTGTACCGCGACGACCCTCAGCGCATGTCACGCCCGATCGAGTACACCGCCCACCCGGGAACATGGCTCAACGGCGAGCGCTGGCTTGAGCGGGCCGAAGAGGCGCCCAGCCACCAGCGCCGGTTCACCTACCCCGCTTCACCGTGGGCGGATTGATGGACGCCCTCACCGAGGTGCTGCTCCCGAAACTCACTGGGATCCGCAAGTCCGGTGGGTCGTGGATGGTCCAGTGCCCAGCGCATGAAGACGCGCAAGCCAGCCTGCATATCGCCCGCGGCACCACCCATCCCGTGGTGCTGACCTGTCACGCCGGCTGCGAGCGCGACGACATCCTCAAGGCGGTCGGGCTCACGTGGGATGACCTCTGCGCGCCCCGCGGCCAGCAGCCGCCGCAGGGTGAATGGACTCCCCGCGGGCCGGCGTCGGCTATCTACGACTACACCGACGAGCACGGCAAACTCCTGTTCCAGGTGCTCCGCACGGTGGACAAGGGGTTCTCCCAGCGCGTTCCCGACCCGTCGCGCAAGAGCGGGTACCGGTGGAAACTCGACGGGGTGCGCCGTGTCCTGTACCGGCTGCCGAAGGTCATCGAGGCGATCAGCAACGGCGAGTTGATCTACATCTGCGAGGGCGAGAAGGACGTCCATGCCATCGAGTCCGCAGGCATGACCGCCACCTGCAACCCGGGCGGGGCGGGCAAATGGCGCGAGGAGTACACCGGGTTCTTCTGTGACGCGACCGTGATCATCATCGCGGACAGGGACAAGCCGGGCCAGGCGCATGCCCGCGCTGTCGCCGCCAGCCTCACCGATGTCGCCACAGCTGTCGAGATCACCGAGCCAGCCGCCGAAGGACTGCCGGACGGCAGCAAGATCAAGGACGTTTCCGACCACCTCGCCGCAGGCCACGGCCTCAGTGAGCTGGTCACCACCTGGGCATCAGATGAGCAGGCGCGCACCGACCTGGCACCGGACCTTCATGAGTTCCTCGCCGGCGTGGACCCTCCGTATGACTGGATAGTGGAGGGCATCCTTGAACGTGGTGACCGGCTCATCTGGACCGGGTTCGAGGGCCTGGGCAAGAGCGTCACGCTGCGCCAGGTCGCTATCGGCGCCGCCGCCGGCATACACCCGTTCGCGGGTGACTTCGCCACGCCGCGGCGGGTGCTGTGGGTCGACTGCGAGAACTCCGAGCGGCAGGGGCGGCGCCACTTCCGCAAACTGGAGCGGGTCGCCGTCCTGAAAGGGCGCCGCGTGCCAGACGGGGGCATGAGGCTCATCCACCGCCCCGAGGGCATCGACCTCATGCGGGAAGAGGACGCAGCGTGGCTGCTGGAGCGCGTGACCGCACACAGGCCGGACCTGCTCTACATCGGCCCGCTGTACCGGCTGCTCGACGGTGACCTCAACGACGAGCGCGTCACACGTCATATCACGTCGGTGCTCGACCAGGCCAGGATCAAGGCCGACTGTGCGCTGATGGTCGAGCACCACGTGCCGCACGGCGAGGGCGCTAACCGCCCGGTGCGGCCGATCGGCTCAAGCCTGCTGCGCCGCTGGCCCGAACTCGGCTACGGGATCGCCCCAGCGATGGACGCCGATCCGTGCACGGAGGTGTGTGTGCGGCCCTGGCGTGGCAGCCGGGATGAACGGCACTGGCCGCGGTTCCTGTGCTGGGGACTCGGTGAAGCCGACTGGCCATGGATCGTGCCGCCCGACCCCGTGGCGCAAAACGGCAACGCATGGAGTCCCTCGGCCGTACTTGGAGGCAGCAAATGAGCACACCTGTAACCCTGTCCGGAAGATTGGTTGCCGATCCGGACCTCGCCTATACCCAGCAGGGAAAGCCGTTCGCCAAGTTCACCGTGGTCACGTCCAAGCGGTTCAAGGACGACAAGACGGGTGAATGGGCGGAACGGGACACCTCGTTCTGGCGCTGTGTGATGTTCGGCCAGGGTGCCGAGAACGTGGCCGAGTCCCTGCGTAAAGGCGACGCCGTAGTCGTGCAGGGCAGTGCGAAACAGGACAACTGGGTGTCCAAAGAGGGCGAAAAGCGCAGCGGCACTGAGGTTGTGGTGGACGACATTGCCCCAACACTGCGGTGGGCGTCGGTGAAGGTCCAGCGGGCCGACCGCGACCGGCCAGTGCAGCCCGCAGCGGATGACCCCTGGTCTGGTGAGGAGCCTCCGTTCTGATGGACCTCACCTCCAACTGCCCTAAGTGCCCAGAGCCGGTCACCTGCTGGCCCTGCCGGACCGAACTGGATCCAGGAGGCATGAGAGCCCACTACAGGTGCCGTGTCTGCGGTCATCGGTGGTGGACGGGATGGGGACTTACCCCTGAGGAACTGGCTGAGTATTCACAGATGGCGGAAGCGGCGTGACGGAAATTTAAATGCGCAGCGGCAAGAAAGGAGCGTAATGAGCGAGCACACAACGGCGAAACTGGCAAGTGCCTTGTCGGCTATCCCCGGCGTGCCACGTGAAATGATACAGCGTGCGATTGACGGATATTATCACGATTTCCTGTCGCCACTTACCTTTCCTGAAATACAATTGGTGAGTGACCTGCGCGACCTGGCTAAGCTTCCCGCTACCCCGAGACTGTCCCGCCCGTTGCTGCGCGAACTGGCCCAGGCT